ACCTTATGGTGATATTAATGCACCAATACAAGCTGAAGAAACAATGCAAGAAGCAGTAATGGATCAGTTACATAAAATTGTTTCTAGTAAGTCGGCACAAAGAGTTAAATTTGCCGATGGTTCTACAAGAAAAGTAGATCACTTTACAGCTTCAGCTATTACACAGGTACATAATGCGTTGAATGATGATAACAAAAAGAAGTTTGCAGATATGGTTCACAAATCACCTGCACACTTGATGAAGGCATCTGACTTTGCTTTTAAGCACGCAAAAAAATGAAATTTATAGAAGCATTAGCTCAGAACAAATTAAAAGAAGCTAAACAATTATTGTTTAATCGTTTAGAAGAAATTGCTGCAAAACGATTACAAGAGATAAAAAATTATGTTGTAGAAGATATGTTAGAAGAAGCAAGTAATCCTAACATTATCAAACAAGGTAGAATTCAAAAGATTCGCCGTAGAATTAGAAGAAATGCCAAAGGCCGTATTGTGGTACAGAAGAATCGCAGACGTTCAGGTATTAAAGGTTATAGAATTGCAGGTAATCGTGTAGTGCGTATATCTGCAACAACAAGATTAAGAAAGGCTCGCTTATTAAAGCGTTCATGGAAAACAACTAGAAGAGCTAAACTTCGCCGTTCATTGTTAAAGAGAAAACTTTCAATGCGTAGGCGAGCATCAATGGGACTAAGATAAAATGCCATACGAAATTGTTAATAGTAAAAGAAGCAAATCTGTAATTAGAATTACTGCTCAAGCCAGTCAACTAATTACTTTGCCACAATTATCTACTAATACAACATCAGAAGTAATTACTGGTGCATCAATCACGCACTTTATTTCTACTGGTGACGGTGCAGTAAAGGTATATCGTGGTGATAATGCTAGTGGTGTTTTAGTTATAGATTCTGTTGGAAGTAATGATCTACCTTTTGCACAGTATGATGTTGCAATTGCTAACACATCATCAGCAAACATTTATGTAACCAACTCAAGTACAAATGGTACAGTTATGCTTATTGTATCTAAAACAGCAACCTACGAACCTGCCTTAACGGAACTGTAAAATGAAACTAATTAGAGAAACAGTAGAAAACGTAAAGTATCTTACCGAAGAAACAGATGGTGGTAAAAAACATCTGTATATAGAAGGTACATTTCTTGTTGGCGATACTGTAAATCGCAACAATCGTATGTACAAAATGGATACATTACGTAATGAAGTAAATCGTTATAATGAAGAATACATCAAGACAAATCGTGCTCTTGGTGAACTAGGCCATCCAGATACACCTACTTTAAATCTTGAGCGTGTATCTCACAAAATTGTATCACTCGTAGAAGATGGTAATACCTTCTACGGTAAAGCTCTCATTCTTGAAACTCCATATGGTCAAATTGTCAAAAACTTTATTGACAATGATGTGAGTATTGGTGTTTCTTCAAGAGCTTTGGGTTCTGTTATTCAAACAAAAGAAGGTTATAATTTGGTTCAAGACGACCTTAAACTAGCAACTGCTGCTGATATTGTTGCCGATCCATCTGCACCTGGTGCATTTGTGAACGGTATTATGGAAAATAAAGAGTGGATGTTTGTAGAAGGACGTTTTGTTGAAACGGATTTTGACCGTGCAAAGAAACAGATTAAGCAAGCTTCTAAGCAACAAATAGAAGAAGTTGCACTTAAATTGTTTGAAAACTACCTTCGAAAACTTTAATTTTTATAAATAAGAAATCATAAGGAGATTCCTAATGGCAACATCAAAACTAATGGAAGCAGCTGCAGAGATCCTGTCTGGATCTAAAGGCAAAGCCGCAGCTATGCCACCAGAAAAATTACCAGGTACCGAGGCTCAAGACCTTGGTGGTCCTACTCCACAAAATGCTAAACCAGATGACGATTCGCATAAGATTGATGCGACTAAAGGTGCAAAGAGTGCTACTGCTCCTACCACTAAGCCATCTGATGCATCACCAGACACTCAACTGAAGATGAAAAAAGAAGAATCAGAAGAAGCAAAAGGCGAAGAAGTTATCGCTGAAGAGCAACTCGATCTGTCAGAAGATATTAATGCTCTGTTTGCCGATGATTCTACTATTTCAGAAGAATTCAAATCAAAAGTTGCTACAATTTTTGAAGCACGTGTACATGACCGTGTTGCACAAATTGCCGAACAAATTGAAGCTGACTATGCAAAACAGTTAGAAGAAGCTGTTGAGTCCATCCAACAAGAACTTACAGAGAAGATTGACGACTATCTGAACTACGTTGTAGAGCAATGGGTAGAAGAAAATGAAATCGCAATCGAATCTGGATTACGTGCAGAAATCACCGAAGAATTTATCGCTGGTCTGCGTAATCTATTTGCAGAACATTACATTGATGTTCCTGCCGAAAAAGTTGACTTAGTTGATGAACTTGCTGGTAAAGTTGAAGAACTTGAAAGCAAACTCAACGAAGAAATTGAACGTGCTGTTGAACTGAATAAACAGTTAACAGAATCACGTAAAGTTGAAATTACTCGTAGTGTGTGTGAAGGTTTAACCGAAACTCAAGTTGAAAAAATCAAATCACTCGCAGAGAGTGTTGAGTTCTCCACAGAGGAAGAATACAAAGAAAAACTTGAAACAATTCGTGAAAACTATTTCCCATCTGGCGTAAAGAAAGCCGATGAATCACAGTTAAACGAGAAGATTGAAGATGTTGAAGGCGAGAAGAAATCAGCAATTGCTGATCCATTTGTTGCCGCAGTATCTCAAGCCATTTCAAAAACTAAAATTTAAATTAAACAAGGAGATTTAAATGTATTTGTCCGAAGATCTACAGAAAAAATGGGAAGGCGTATTAGATCACCCAGATCTGCCAGCCATTAAAGACCCATATCGTAAGGCTGTTACAGCCGTTATTCTTGAGAACCAAGCTCAAGAAATGCAAAAATCTGGTGCTATTCTGCAAGAAACAGCTCCAGTAAACTCACTAGGTGGCACAGGTTTCTCCGGCGGTTCAGCTGCTGGCGGTCCAGTTGCTGGTTTTGATCCAATTCTGATCAGCTTAGTTCGCCGTTCTCTGCCAAACCTGATCGCTTATGATCTGTGCGGTGTTCAGCCAATGACCGGTCCTACAGGACTGATTTTTGCAATGCGTTCTACCTACGCTACACAGAACGTTACTGCTGGTGCAACAGAAGCATTCTACAATGAGGCTAACACAGGCTTCTCCGGTACTAAAGCAGAACAGTCTGCAATTGCTCTTGCAGCTAATACTGCTCTTGGTAACCAAAACGTATTCTCATCAGCAATGACAACTGGTGCTGCTATGGCTACTTCAGTTGCTGAAGATCTGACATTCAATGAAATGGCATTCAGCATTGAGAAAGTTTCCGTAACTGCCAAGTCACGTGCTCTGAAAGCAGAATACTCAATGGAACTGGCACAAGACCTGAAAGCAGTTCATGGTCTGGATGCTGAAACAGAATTAGCAAACATTCTGTCTACAGAAATTCTTGCTGAAATCAACCGTGAAGTTATTCGTACAATCTATACATCTGCTAAAGTTGGTGCTCAAGTTGGTACAACTACAGCAGGTACCTTCGACCTTGACACAGATTCAAATGGTCGTTGGATGGTTGAAAAAATCAAAGGTCTGGCTTTCCAATTAGAGCGTGAAGCTAACGTTATTGCCAAAACAACTCGTAGAGGTAAAGGTAACGTCATGATCTGCTCAAGCGATGTTGCTTCTGCTCTCGCTATGGCTGGTCTGTTAGACTATCAATCAGCTCTTGCTGGTCAAGTTAACCTGACTGTTGACGATACAGGTAACACATTTGCTGGTACCCTGTTTGGTCGCATCAAGGTTTATATCGACCCATATTTCTCTGCTAACTCAACAGCAGAATTTGCAGTTCTTGGTTACAAAGGTTCTAATGCATATGACGCAGGTCTGTTCTACTGCCCATACGTTCCTCTGCAAATGGTTCGTGCAGTTGATACAAACAACTTCCAACCAAAGATTGGCTTCAAGACACGTTATGGTCTAGTTGCTAACCCATTTGCTGAAGGTACTACACAGGGTCTCGGCGCTATCAACGCAAAGAGCAACCTGTACTACCGTGCATTTAAGATTGCTAACCTGATGTAATTAAAACAGTCTCGATAAGAACTATAATAATAAGAGACTGACTTTAAAGACCCACCGAAAGGTGGGTCTTTTTTTACGCCTAAATATACTCATGACTGCACTAACAAGAAACCCATCTAATCCAAACTTCTTACACCCAAATAAGTTTCAATTAAACTTTTCTAGGGTACCTAATGTACAATACTTCTGTCAATCAGTAAGTGTACCAGGAATATCTACAGGTGAAATACCTAGAAATACTCCTTTTGTAGATGTGTATTCACCTGGTGAAAAATTAATATATGATGTAATGAACGTAACATTCTATGT